TCCACTTTTGCCCTGACTCTTCCCTCCCATGCCCCGAAAACCCGCAGTTTCTGGGGCCGTTTCGCACCCGGACGATGGCCAAAAACGCCAGGCTGAAGCCAATCGAAAGGCGGCCCTGGAGCGGTCCCGCGCACGCACACGGGCCGGAAGCGACATCGGCGAGGTGCCGAAGTGCGCCAACCCGGAACGCCGGGCCGCGTGCGAGCACGACCTGGAGCGGTTTCTGGTCACGTACTTCCCATTCTCCACGGGAATGTCGCCGTTCTCGGATGACCACCGCCGCGTGATCGCACGCATCCAAGGCTGCCTCATCGGCGGCGGCCGATTCTGCAACGCCGTCTACCGAGGGTTCGCCAAATCGACGATTTCGGAGAACGCCCTGATCTGGGCAACGCTCTACGGCCATCGGAAGTTCGTAGCGATCTTCGCGGCCGAGGCCGGATTGGCCGACAAGGCGATCACCTCGATCAAGACGGAGTTGTCCGACAACGATCTGCTCTACGAGGACTTCCCCGAGGTCTGCCACGCGGTGCGGGCACTTGAAGGCAAGCCGCAGCGGTGCAACTCCCAGGCATGCGGCGGCAAGCGTACCCACATCCAGTGGAAGCAAGACACGCTCGTGTTGCCGTCCATCGACGGGAGCAAGTCGGCCGGCTCGATCATCGTGTCGAAGGGACTGACGGCCTCAATTCTCGGCCTCCGGCACAAGGCACCGGACGGCCGGCAGCTGCGGCCCGACTTCACAATCGTGGACGACCCGCAGACCCGCGAATCGGCGAAGTCGCCGGTGCAGTGCAAGGCCCGGCTCGACATCCTGAAGAAGTCGGTCCTGAAACTCGCGGGCCACCGCACGACCATGGCGTGCGTCGTCAACGCCACCGTGATCGAGGTGGACGACATGGTGGACGAGCTGCTCCGCACGCCGGGCTGGCAGTGTGAGCGGATCCCGATGGTCCGGGCGTGGTCGAAACGGCACGAGGATCTGTGGATGGACCGCTATGCCTCCATCCGGCGGACGTTCTCGCGGGACGTCATCGGCGACCAGGAGCGAGCGAAGGCGGAAGCCAACGAGTTCTACCTTGGCAACCGGGCCGACATGGACGAAGGGTGCGTGGTCTCGTGGGAGTCATGCTTCGACCCGGATTCCGAGCACTCCGCGATCCAGCACGCCTACAACGCGCTCATCGACGACGGCGAGGACGTTTTTGCGAGCGAGTTCCAGCAGCAACCGCTGAAGAACGAAGCGGCCAACGCTGGGCTGAAGCCGGAGGACGTGCGGAACCGCATCATCAACGTCCCGCGCTGGACCGTGCCGCGCGGCCTCGACACGCTGACGGCGTTCGTGGACGTGCAAAAGGAGCTGCTCTACTGGGCCGTCGTGGCCTGGGGCCACCAGTTCCGCGGGCACGTCGTGGCCTACGGCACGTATCCGGATCAGGGGCGGGCCTACTTCACCCTCCGCGATGCAAAGAAGACGCTTTCGCGTGCCCATGGGGCGAACGTCGAAGCGGCGATCCTCGCCGGCCTCGAGGCCCTGGCCGGCGATCTGCTCGACCGGGAGTTCAGCCGCGAGACGGACGATGCCGTCCTCCGCGTGGGCCAGCTGTGCATCGACGCGAACTGGGCGCAGTCGCAGGGCGTGGTCCGCGACTTTGCTCGCCGGTCGAAGTGGGGGCCGCGGGTGCTGCCGACCCACGGCCGTTTCGTGGGGGCCAGCGGGCAGACGATCAGCGACAAGGCCCCCGACCGCGGCGAGCGGATCGGGGCCAACTGGCGGACCAGCACCATCCAGCGGCAGCGGCACATTCTCTACGACACGAACGCCTGGAAGACGTTCGTGGCCGCCCGCGTCAAACTGCCGGTCGGCGACCCGCAAGGGCTGACCGTCCACGCCGGTGAGCACGACATGCTTGCCGAGCAGCTGTCGAGCGAGGTGCCGGTCCGCGTGGAAAGCCGGCAGCGGGTGGTGGATGAGTGGCGGCTGATCCCCGGCAGGGATAACCACCTGTGGGACTGCCTGATCGGGGCGGCGGTGGCGGCAAGCTACTCCGGCGTGTCGGCGATCGGTGCGGATGGTTCGCCGGCGACCCCGGCCCGCGTCATCACCGCGGAGCAGATGGCCGCCAGGCGGGCGGAACTGCTGGCGAAACTCGGCCGATAGCCTCGGTTGACGGCTGCGGGATCCGTGCGACCCTGCGGGTGGTTCGGTTTCCCCGTTGCTGAAAGGACTCCAGCATGAAGTTTCTTACGCTCGTGGCCGCCCTGCTCTGCACCACCGCGATCGCACAGGACGTGATCGTGGCCCCGCGGCGGTCGGTCGTCATCTCCGCCCAGGACCACGCCACCGTGATCGCTCGACGTGGCACGCTCGTTCATTCGTCGTGCGGGCAGTACGAGGGCATCGGCTGCGGCTCGACGCCCGAGGCCGCTCGGAGGAACTGCTGCTACTTCGGCCGGCGACCGATCGTCGAGGAAGGCGTGGCCTACTCGCCGGCTCGCCGGCAGTGGTTCGCGGTGATCCGGTATCGGTGACCGCTGGCGGTGGCCGGCCGCGGACGCCCATGCCGCGGCCGGCCTGCCGCCCTGCCACAAATGAACGCCATCACGTTCCTGCGATCCGCCGCCCAGGCTGCCTCCGAGTGTTCGGCGGACACGCGCACCCAAAACGCGGCCCTGATCGCCACGCCTGGAGCGAAGATCGTGGTGGCGGCAAATCTCTACCCCGTCCAAAGCTGGTCGCGGTTCACGGACGCGCCGGAAAAATACACGTACATGGAGCACGCCGAGCGGATGGCGATCTACGAGGCGGCCCGTCTGGGCATCGCCACCGATGGCTCAATCATGTATTGCCCGTGGTTTGCCTGCCCCGAGTGCGCCCGTGCGATCATCGCCGCCGGGATCGCCGGGGTTATTGGGTGCTCGCGGCTGCGGGCGCTGACGCCGGAGCGGTGGCGTTCGCGAATCGCGACAGCCGACCGGATGCTCGAGGACGCAGGCGTGGTGGTGCGGATGGTGAGCGAGACGCTGGGCGCTCGGATTCGTTTTGATGGGAACGAGGTGGAAGTGTGAGCGACCACGATCAATTTTCCGACTTCATTCATCAAGACGCCGTGCAGGTTTGGCAAGACGTTGGCGTGCGGATGGGCGAAATGCTGGCCGAGATGATGGACAATCGAATCTCCGGTGCCCAGTTCCGCGAGCGGGGGCGGGAAAAAACAAATGGTGGGTGTACGTCCGGGTTGGACCCGGAGGCGGATCGTAAATCCGCTGCCTCTCAACGGTGTCGCGACACCGGAGGTCAGCCGTTCGAATCGGCCCCCGCCACTCCAGAAGCCGACCGGCTTGCGGAATGGGAGCGGCACGGCAGTCACCGCTGGGGGCTCGGCGTTGCCGGCGACCTGTACGACTTGGAGTGCCGGGTAGCGGCAATTGAGAAAACGAATCATGACGCCGCGCCGGCGGCGAAAGCCCCGACAGACGCCAGCCCTCTCCGATCGTCGCAGAGCGTGACGGCTGGCATGGGCACCGGCGATACACAGGAGCCGGTGGCGTGGGCCGTGTTCTGCGGCGACTCTCGCTACTGCTACGACCACTACGACGACGAGTGCGAGGCGCAAGCCATCGCAGACATGCTTGCGGGCGATGATCGCGGCGACGGCCTATGGCATATCGTCCCTCTCTACCGCGAGCCGCAGACCTGTCCATACGTCGTAGGCCGCACCACGCAGCACTGCTCGCTGACGCAGTTCACGCTGACCGACGAAGAGCGGGAGGCGTTGCGTGCCGTTGTCAGCGGAAGCGCCGTTTTGAAGTGGCATGAAATTGAGGCAGTCGTTCGCTCGCTACTGGAGAGGACAAAATGTACACCGTAGACAGAGCCGCCTACGAAGGAGACATCGTCTGCCGCCTTCGCAACTGGCGCGGGCTGCACCTCGCTCACAGCGGGGAGTTGTTTGAGGAGGCGGCTGACGAAATCGCGAGCCTGCGGCTCGCCATCCGCCGCCTCGCAGACCAAGACGCCACACTGTCGGTGTGCGACGGGGACGTGACGGTGACGATGGACTCTATGCAGGACGGTGACGAGCGGTTCTGGCGTCCGGCGTCTCCATGCGTTTCCGCCATGCCGCACCCAACGCTCACCTACGAGGAGCGGCTGGCGATTGAGGCGGCCATGCAAATCATCGACTCGTACGACGAGGACATGGATGGGTTTGCATCGGGTGCCGCCGCCACGCTCCGCTCGCTACTGGAAAAGACGAAATGTACACAATAACCACAGCCGCCTACGAAGGCGACATCGTCTCCCGGCTCCGAAACTGGCGAGGACTGCACCTCGCTCACAGCGGAGAGTTGTTTGAGGAGGCGGCTGACGAGATTGAAAAGATTCGCGGCTACAGAGACGAAGCCGAGGCTGCGGCGTCGATAGCGAGTCTGGCGGCACTCAGCCTGCGGCTGACCGACGCGGAGCGGGAGGCGATTGCCTACTACATCGGCACTGGCGGGCCGGATATGGTGGACGCCACGCTCCGATCTCTGCTGGAGCGAACGAAGTGAAGAAGGCAGACGCGACCTGCCAGTGCGGCCTTGCCACGCGCCTTGTAGGAGACGGCTGCGAGCGATGCAATCCGCAGTTGGCGATTCAACTGCTGAAAGAGCAGATCGCAGATATGCGGCTCACCGACGAGGAGCGGGAGGCGCTTGAGCAAGCAATCTGGCGCATCGAACACCACTACCAGCCGGGCCGTGCTGTGTTGTTGCGGGAGTTACTGAAACGATTGGGCTGATAACGCTAAGGATCAGGAGCGGCGCATGAGTGATTCATCTACACCGCAGGACGACAAGGCGATGCCTCCTGCATCCGCTGGTTCTGCGTGGCGACCACCAGAGAAGGCCGTGAAGTTGCGATGCAAGCCGACTCCATTCCTTGACGGTGTGGAACTGGTTGGATTTGCGAGGGACTCTGATCGCCGCAAGTACGTCGCGTCAATCGCATGGAAAGAGCAGTCTGAAAACGATGCGTATTTCGTTGACCCGACCGTGCGGCTTGCGATGGAGAACGCGCAGGAACTCATGGACGACCTGTGGGCGTGCGGCGTGCGGCCGACCGAAGGCAACGGGTCGGCGGGAGCGATGCGAGCGGCCGAGCGACACATCGACGACCTGCGGAAGATCGCGTTCAAGACACTGGGGATCGGGTAACGCAGAACGCCAGCGATCAGCGGCCCGCGACCGCTGACTTACCATACCGGCAGACGGCATCGCGGGTCCGCTGCATCGCGTGGTTCTCACAATGTGCGACGAAATCACAATCGACGGAAAGACGCTGGAGACGATCCGCGAACTGAGGGCCGCCCTGCCAACTGCGAAGATCATCCAGTCGCGGCACTACAAAGCACTCCCGCCAGACGATGCCTGCCTTTGCGGCGTGGACATCTGCGCGACATTGGTGCAGGCCGGATGCGACTATGACCATGAGCCTGGTAGCGGGCGGTGGGATGTGTGGCCCGAAGGTGTTTCTGGTCAGTGAGAACGCCAGCGATCAGCGGCGCAGTCCGCTGCATCGCTTGGTTATGCCATCACACAGAGGAGCGATTCATGTTTGAACGAGACAGCACGCCGAGCCTTCTTGTCGGAAAGACTCTGGAAAGCATCGAAGTCAACGGGCAGCCGGGCGACGAGATGCTTTTCGTCTGCACAGACGGGGAGGCGTTTCGGGCCTACCACATGCAGGACTGCTGCGAGTCGGTGTCGATCCATGACATCAAAGGGATGCTATGCGACCTGATCGGCTCGCCAATCGTAGAGGCCAGCGAAGAATCGGAGAGCGACGAGTGGCCTGCCGACGTTGAGAAGCCGAAGTGCACTGAGTCGTTCACATGGACGACGCATCGGTTCAAGACGCAGGCTGGGGCGGAAGTTGTGGTGCGATGGCTTGGGGAATCAAACGGCTACTACGGCGAGGGAGTCTATTTCCAGCGGACTCACAAGCCGGTCGATGGATTTGTGGCATAACAAGTATTCGACGGCATCTTCGCCGCCTAACACGGCGCGAAAATGCGTTTTGCGGCCGCTAGGCGAAAAAGTTGCCGCGAAAGACGGCGAAGCGGCGAGTGGACAGAAAGTGACAGAAACCAGTGATGGAGAAAACAAAATGACCGACTTCTCCCCCATCACCGCAGCCGTGATCTTCGTCACCTACGTGGCGGTGGACATCCTCTACGCCTGCTACATCATCTGCGTGGAGCGACGGCAGGCCCTCGCCGCGGCCGGCATCTCGGCCGTTCTCTATTCGCTCCTGGCCTTCGGCGTCATCACCTACTCCAAGAACCCGATCTACCTCGTGCCGCTCGCCTCTGGAGCGTTCCTCGGCACCTACCTCACGGTGCGATTCCACGGCCGAAAACACACGTAGCCGCGGTCGGAAAATGGTGGTGTCCGCTTCCGCCGGAGACCGCCACCATGCACGTCGATCAAGTGTGGGAAGAGTTCTACGCGGAACTGGACTCGCTCTCGGACGAGTTGTCCGGCATCGAGTTCCTGTGAGCCACGGCCTGGAACACCTGTGAACGCCGGTACAGTGATGGTAGGGCGAGCCCTCGCCCGACCATCGGAGCCGGCCCGTGGCCAACGAAGACATCCTCGACGCGATCGCGGCGAATCTTGCGCAGCCGCGCCGGGCACGTACCGACGCCGGCGAGGTCGAGCAGCATGAACTCGACCGCCAGGTGGCCGCCGCCGACTTCGTGATCCGCTCGCGTGCCAACGCCGCTGCCTCCGCGGCCGGCGGTTCGCCGTTCGCGTTCCTGCGGACGGCCCGCATGGAGTACCCGGGAGCGACCGGCTGATGGGCTTCCTGGGCAACATCCTCGGACCGTCGCGGCGGTCGCTGGAGGCGACGATCGCCACCCAGCGGCACGTGCTGACAAGGCTCGTGCGGGCGCGGTACGACGCTGCCCAGACCACGCCCGGCAACAAGAACCACTGGTCGCAGGCCGACCACCTGGCGGCCGATGCCGCCCTGTCGCCGTGGGTGCGACGGACGCTCCGCTCGCGTGCCCGCTACGAGGCGGCCAACAACGGCTACCTGGCCGGCATGGTGACGACGCTGGCCACCGACTTAGTCGGCAAGGGGCCGACGCTGCTCCTCGACTGCGGGCCGGACGCCGATCAGTCGGCCGTCGCCCGCGTGGAGGAGAACGTCTTCGAGTGGCACCAGGAGATCGACCTGGCGAAGAAGCTCCGGACGCTCCGCAGCGTGAAAGCGATCGACGGCGACGGCTTCGCCATCCAAACGAACAACAGCCGGCTGAAGAACGTGCAGCTTGACATCCGGCTCGTCGAGGCGGAGATGATCGCCGATCCGGCCAGCCGCTTTGAACTGGGCGGCAGCATCGACGGCGTCCGGTTCGACCAGGACGGCAACCCGTCGGAGTATTTCCTGCTCGACCACCACCCTGGCTCGCTGCACTTCGGCGTGACGCTGGGCGGCAAGTGGGTGGCGGCCGAGAAGGTGCATCACTACTACCACGCGACCCGTCCGGGCCAGCACCGCGGCGTCGGCGAGGTGGTGCCGGCCCTGGAGCTGTTCGCCATGCTCCGGCGGTATCAGTACGCGGTGGTGACCGCGGCGGAGACGGCGGCCGACTTCGCGGCGATCTTCAAGACCACGATGCCGGCGAGCGGATCGGCCACGTCGCTGCCGCTGGCCGAAACGCTGCCGATCATGCGCGGCATGGCGATGGCGGCTCCCGAGGGCTGGGAGCCGTACCAGATGAAGGCGGAGCAGC